CAATACAAGGGGTAAAAACCGAAAGGGACATGACAGCAAACCAAACAAAGAAGTACAACGAGCTGCTCAATCAGTACGAGCAGCGCACAGATTTAACGCCAGGACAGTGCCAACTGCTGTACACCTTGGCATGCGTGATTTGTGAAGAAACCGAGTTGCAAGCGTACTGCAACACCAACGGCACGTGTTACCAGGTGACCGGCAAAAGCGGCGACGTCTACAGCCGCATGCGACCAGAGTGGCAGCAACTGAAAGAGGCACGCCACCGCAAGCAAATCATCATCACGCGATTGGAAAACTGGATTGGGGAAGGCAAGCCAGCAGCAGACGAGAATGCAGAGTTCTTCGGATAAATATTACTTTGATGAAGCGGCGGCGGGGAAAGCAGTGGACTTCATCGAGAAGTTCTGCACGCACGTCAAAGGCGAGCTGGGTGGCAAGCCTTTTCTTTTGGAGGACTGGCAAAAAGACGACATCATACGCCCGCTATTTGGGTGGAAAGATGCCGACGGACTACGGCGCTACCGCACGTGCTACGTTGAGATTCCTCGTAAAAACGGCAAGTCTAATCTTTCTGCTGCAATTGCTCTCTATATGCTGTTCGCTGATGGCGAGCCTGGCGCGGAAATTATCAGTGCCGCTGGAGATCGTGGCCAGGCGAGTATTGTCTTTGATATTGCACGGGACATGATTTCGAACAATCGACACTTGACCCAGCGGTCACATGTGTTGAAAAGGGTCATACACTACAAGACATCCTGGTACAAATCCATCAGCGCCGAGGCATACACGAAGCACGGGTTGAACTGTCATGCCGTGATTTTTGACGAGCTGCACACACAACCAAACCGTGATCTGTGGGATGTGCTCACCACATCGACAGGCGCCAGGCGTCAACCCATTGTGATGGCACTTACGACAGCCGGGCACGATCGCTCTTCCATCTGCTACGAGGTCCACGAATACGCTGAAAAAGTGCGCGACGGCATCATACAAGACGACACATTTTTGCCCGTGTTGTACTGCGCCGACGTAGACGACGACTGGACAGCTGAAGAAACTTGGCGCAAAGCCAATCCCGGTTACGGCAGCATTTGCCACAAAAGCTACTTTGAACAGGCAGTCAAGACGGCCAAGTCAAGCCCGTCACAGGTCAACAGCTTTTTGCGGCTGCACCTGAACATTTGGACGTCAGCAGAAACGGCGTGGATTCCAGACGACATCTGGATGAAGGGCAACAAACCTATACCGTATGACCGTTTACACACTATGCCATGTTTCGGCGGCCTTGACCTTGCATCTACACAGGACCTCACAGCATTTGCGATGCTGTTCCGTGACGATAGCAACGATTGTTTTTATCTGCTTGTGCATCAATTTGTTAATGCAGAAAAGGCGCACACGAAGAAATTGAGCGCAGGCATCGACTACGTGGCATTTGAACGCAGTGGCGACATCACGATTACGCCAGGCAACGTAACTGATCACGGCATCGTGCGGGCCTACATCAGCGAGCAATGCCAGAAATACGATATACGGTCCATTGGCTACGACCCCAGATACAGCATCACAATTGTGTCGGAGTTGGAGGCAGAAGGCATTGTAATGAACACTATGGCACAACAAATTACTATCATGAATGCGCCTACGAAGGAGTTTGAGATGGCCGTAATGCGGGGTCAAATCATACACGGGGGCAACAGGTGCATGCGCTGGCAGATGGGCTGCGCGGTAGTGTATGTCGACGTCAACGAAAACAAGCGCGTAACCAAGGAAAAAAAGGAGAACAAAAAGGTTGACGGCGTGATTGCAAGTATCATAGCAATGAACGAATATTGCCACACGCTAGGCGAAGACGACATCATGCTGGAAATCTTTGATTTGTAAGAAATACGCCGTATATTATAAGATAACCCGCAACGTATGGCCACACTAACTGAACGCCTTAGCGCCCTGTTCCGTTACCGAGTAGGTAAGTACAACAGCCAGACACTCGAGGCCGAAATGGGCATTAGCCCCTTGGTGCGCAGCGGAGTGAATGTCACCGAACAAAGCGCACTGGCCATCAGCACGGTCTACGCCTGCATCAACAAGATTGCAAGCACAATTAGCAGCCTAGACCTTGAAATCTACGTGCGCGACGGGCGCAACATCGAGATTGCTAACCAACACCCATCATACGCGCTGATCACGTCGGCGCCAAATGAGCACCAAAACGCATACGATTTCTGGGAAAACCTGATGTCGAGCGCGCTCATGTACGGATGCGGTTATGCCATCATTGAGCGGAATGCACGAGGTTATGCAGAGCGCCTGGTGCCAGTAAGCTACTATGACGTTGACGTCAAGGAAGTGGAGGGCGAACGCGTATTTGTCATTCGCAACTACGGTGCAGTCACTCAGGATAACATGCTGGAGATTAGCTGCATGAACAAAATGAGCCCAATTCGCTTGCATCGCGAAAATATGGGTTTGGCCAAGGCAGCACAGGACTTTGGAAGCGAGTATTTTGGGCAAAAGGGGCAAATGACGGGCGTTTTGGCGTCAGATCAGCCGCTGCGCAAAGAACAAATGGACGTCATTCAAAACAGTTGGAACCAAAGCGCAATGAACGCGGGTACCAAGCTGTTGCCGTTTGGGTTTAAGTACCAACGCATCACAATTACGCCGGATGAAGCGCAGTTCATTGAAACGCGTAAGTTCCAGGCGGAAGAGATTTGCCGCATTTACAGCGTGCCCACTTCGCTTGTACAGCTGCCGAGTCAGACAACATTCAACAATGTTGAGCAACAGAATTTGCAATTTGCACGCCACACAATTGCCCCCTGGGCCAAGCGCATTGAGCAAGAAATTGACCGCAAGTTGATTCAGAGCTTTGAACGCCCAGACGTGTACAGCAAATTCAACATGAACGACCTGTACCGTGGTGACTTGGCTGCGCGCACTAACTTTTACCAGCAGATGCTGCAAAGTGGTGTAATGAGCATTAACGAGGTGCGCGGCAAGGAACAAATGAACCCCGTAGACGGCGGTGATCAACATACAATACAGATTAATCAAATCGCATTGGACCGCCTAGGCGACTACAGCGAGAAAGTATCAACCGATGGAGGACAACAACCAGCATAAAGACGCCGAGAAGCGTACGATGGGCACCATTGAAGTGCGCGAGTCTGACGGCGACGAAATGACGCTCGAGGGCTACGCAGCTGTTTTTAACAGCGAAACGGACCTGGGGCAATTCCGCGAGGTCATCCGCCCAGGCGCATTTGATGACGTCATGGACAATGATGTACGCGCACTCATTAACCACGATCCAAACCTTATTTTGGGACGTACGGGCAACGGAACGCTTGAGCTGTCAACAGACGAGCGTGGATTAAAATACAAAGTAAAGCTGGGTAACCAGCAATACGCACGGGACTTCTACGAAAGCGTTAAGCGCGGTGACATCTCACAGTCATCGTTTGCGTTCACGATTGACGAGCAGTCATGGAACGAAGAACGCACGGTGCGCAGCGTAGATAAGGTGCGGCAACTGTTGGATGTGTCACCCGTGACATACCCAGCATACGCAGCCGCCACGGTGCAAGCGCGTGATCAACAGCTTGATATTGACGAAGTGATCGCGGATGCGGTTGCCGACACAGATACAGAAAATAACGAACCTCAAATTCCACAACAAATGAATCTCAATGAGATGAAGGCGACCCGTGCCAAGCACGCCGATCGCTTCGAAGAGTTGGTGAACGTCGCAGAAACTGAAAACCGCGACTGGACCAACAACGAACAAGAAGAAGCCGACCTTTGCAAGCGCGAGGTTGAGCGTCTCGATGGCAAGATTGCACGCCGTCAAGCTGCTGAAGACATGATTACGCGGCAGGCCCAAATGGGCGGCACGTCGGTGTCAGAGGCTAAGGAAGTAAACCGCGTCAACAAATCTTTCAGCTTGAGCCGTGCTGTCAATGCCGTTGCAGTCGGAAAGGCTTTGGAAGGTGCCGAGGCTGAATGGGCACAGGAAGCGAACCGCGAAATGCAAGCGCGCGGCCTCAACATGGCTGGCCAAATCGGTATTCCTGCCAACGCCTTGTACCGTACTGCTGATGACTTCCAAACTGGTGGCGCAGGCGGAGGCTTTGTTCCTACGGCCGTGCCAGGTGCTATTGACGCCTTGCGCGCGCCAACAATGGCAGAGCGCATTGGTGTTACTACCATTAACAACGCAACCGCTAATCTCCAGTTTCCCCGTGTAAGTGCCAAGGCCTCCGGTACTGAAGAAACAGAAGTTTCAGCAGACGCTGATTCTGGCCTCGACATGGACACGGTGACGTTGACGCCTACGCGTGTTGCTGCTAAGACCTTGTGGTCCAAGCAGCTCATGTTGCAAGGAGGTGCAGCTGTTGACGCTTTGATTGCTCGCGAGCTGTCTGCCGGTGTGAACGAAACAATTGACAAAGCTGTCTTTGCTGCTGCTGTTGCGGGAGCTGGCGACACTAACGCCGTTGCAGGTGCTTTGACTTACGCGGACATTACGGACGCTGAAAAAGCAGTATTGGCTGCTGGTGGCGATTTGTCACGCTGCGCATGGATTGGCTCACCTTCAGCAATGTCAATTGTCAAGGGTGAAACAGCAGTTTCTTCAATTCGCGCCGTAGTCGAGAACAACCAACTCGACGGCTTCACAACGTACTTCACGCCTAACCTCGCTGACACAGCTGGCGCTCCAACCGTGGGCACTTTGTTGTTTGGTGATTACGCTGCTGGTATGTTGCTCGCGTTCTTCGGTGGTATCGACTTGTTGGTCGACCCATACAGCAACGCAGGTACAGCGCAGATTGCTTTGCACGTAAACAAGTTCTACGACACAGCTGTGCGCCAAGCAGGTGCATTGGCAGTGGTCAATGACTTTAGCTGATAACAACTAAACTTGGAAGCCTGGCAATTGGGCTGGGCTTCCTTTTTTCTCTTGCCATGATCATCGACAAACCTGCATACACCTCTGGAACTGACGTCGTATCACTTGCTGATATGAAGCTTTTTTTGCGCGTTGACGGGTCTGACGAGGACACCACGATCACGGCATTGCTCAATGCTGCAGTTACGCACATCAGCGACTACACAAATCGTCATTTTACAGGAGACAGCGACGCCAAATTTTACTTGGAGAAGTGGCGTAGCGCATCACTGGCTTTTGGTCCTGTAACGCGTATCAACGCCGTTAAGTATTACGACAGAAGCGGCACCTTGCAGACCTTGCCGGCAGCTAATTGGTACAACGAAGCGCACACAGACAACACAGTGCGTGTGTACTTCCACGACACGCCAGACCTCGAAGAATACAACGCATCGCCAGTGTACCTGGAATGTAAAGTTGGTGGAGCTGAGTCTGCATCTATTCAGGTAGCTACAAAGTTGCTTGTTGCACACTGGTTTGAGAACCGTCGTGCAGTAGTTACGGGCGCATCTGTCAACACAGTGCCCCTTAGTGTTCACAGCTTGCTTAACAGCGAGCGTATTATCGACATGCGGCAATGAACATTGGCCATCTCGATCGTCGCATCACACTTGAAGCGCCAAGCCCGACGGGGACTATTGACGCGTATGGTGAAATGTCACAGGCTGACGCATGGCAAACCTTTGTTACTGTGTGGGCAGCCATGGACAACAAGGCGGCGCGCAGCAGCATCATTGCAGATCAGGAGACTGCTATTAACCGCGTTACTTGGCGCGTACGTTCCTCGGCGTTCACACGCATTGTGACGCCTAAGTATCGCGTCAAATACGGCAACGATTATTACAATATCCTTGCAGTGCAAGAGGTTGGGCGCAAGCACATGATTTACCTGGTAACCGAACGCGTAATTTCCGAGTGATGGCAACTGTAAAGGTTGAAGGCATGGAAAAGGTGCTAAAAAAGCTGGACAAGCTGGCACAATGGAGCGAGAAGGATTACAACAACCTTCTGGCCATCAACGAGCGCGTGGGTGATGTGTACACCGCATCCGCCAAGGCTAACATCAAAGACTTCTCACGCGACATCTTGGTGCAACGCAAAGACAGCTCAGACATCTTGGTTAAGCGTGGCCAGCTGCGACGCAGCGTTGGCATTTTCCAACCA